TATTGATATGCCCATATGACCTTTTAAAATGAATAGCTTAAAATCGAATCCGTTAACATGAATATTTTTGCGTATGATTTCGCCTATTTCGTAATACATCTTGACTTCCTCCGTTTTTCGTTTTATATTGAACATGAATTTTTTCTTAAGTGTTTTGTTTGATACTGTTACTTGTTGGCGCAAGTAGCAGTTTTTTTATTCTTCATAAAAGTATTCTTTATAGAATATGAATGTTGCGATACTTGCGAATCCTGCAATTGACCATGCTGTAGTGAAGTATAGAAACGGCATGAGTACAATCGCTAAGACTGTGAAGCATAATACTGCTAATAGATAGCTTTTATAAATGTTACTCATTTTCTTTTTTCAACGCCTCCATTATTCTCTCGTCTGACAAGCCGTGATAAGGGAATTTTTCTCTAGCTAATTGGACTGGTATTCTGCCTCGAATCGCAATGTAACCTTCGTCTTCAAGCTCTTTATTCAGTTCTCTTATTATTTGTCCTGCTTTGGATTTAGAAACAGATAAAATTACTGCAAGTTCTTTAGCTTGCAAACTATTTTTTATCATATCTATTCCTCCTTTTTATTTTTGTGTTGTGTATAATTTAGTTATCTCCTAGTGAAAGGAGGTGATAAGTATGGAATTTAATGATTTTCAAAATTTCTTTGGTGAACTTAGTAATCAAGCCGAAAAAGAATTCGGTGGTGACAGTGACTTTTTTAGAGATAGAATAAATAAGTTGAAAGAAGATGCTCCTGAAAACGTATCTTACGAAATTATTTATTCAATAGCTTTATACGAAAGCTTAAAAGCTCAACAAGATATGAAAATTTTGAATACAGTTAAATATCTTTTAGATCGTGACTAGCAATATCCAACAATGATTTGCTCTGAGCATTATTAATTTTTGGATAATCAAAATTTCTAAGTTTAAATCTTGTGTTTTTCTCAATCTTTACAACCTTCCACGTCACAACTGCCATTGTGATGAGGAGGGTTGTTTTGTATAGTGTGTTCATTGTTCGTTCCTCCTATTAAGTTGTTTGTTTTTCTCCTAAAAACTTATTAACAAAGTATTGTTGTCCTTTGCCTGTTACTTTTGGCGTCTTACTAATTGATGTGTGACCGTCCGAATGTGTGATTGATGTTTCTTTAATTTCGAATAACTCACGTTCCATTGAATACTGTGTAGGCATGTTATAATCCACACCCTTGCGTTTAATAAGGAATCCGTTTTGACGTAACCACTCAAACAATCTGCGTTGCCCGATGTTTATACCGTTTTGTTTAATGATCTTTGCTAACTCTCCAACTAAAATTGATGTCTTAGTAGTAGCTACTGCATCTGCAAATACAATTTTTGGTTTATCACGTTCAATCTTTGTTTCTAATTGATTGATTGTGTTGTTAGCAATTTTTAAAGCACGTTGCATAATCATTTCTGGACTGTTCCATGCTTTCTCTACTTGGATGAAATACTCTCTAAAATCAAAACCTTTTTCTGTACCTGACATCATCGCAACATGTTTAGCTACATCAAGTGTTAAAGCATAATCTTCTAGTTGTCTTACAGCTCCGTTATTAACAACCGTACTTGTAAGTACACTTGTAAAATCCCTATTTTCTTTGAAATGCTTCAAGTTAATTTCTGCCCAAGCGCTAAAACGCTTTTTAACTTCCAAAGCTTTATATAACTCTCTTGCACTTATTGCGATTTCTCCATTTTCTTTTTCTTGTATGTTGAACATTTCGCCGATGTTCGATTTTGTTTTTAATGCTTGCATATTGTTTATGCTCCTTTCGTGTATAATGTTGTTATCAACCTAAGGAGGTGATAAGTATGAAACTTCTAGTTACTTTAAAGGATGGTTCAAAAAAACATGTTTCGGATTTAAAGAAAATTGTTTTTCCAGGATATGAAGGAATTGAAACTGTTACAAAAGAGGAAATCGAAACATTTTTTCTAGACCCTACTAAAACTTATGTGTTTGTTGGATCTCAAACTCTAAGTGTGGAGGCAGGGCAAATCCTTACCGTTGAATTTAGCTAACCTTTTTCAACAACTCTGCAACTGCTCGCAACAGTTCAGGGTTGTTGTTTCTTTCTAAACAGTAACTAGCATGCTTGAGTAATTTGAGTTTTAATTTATTTTTTTCTTTCGCAATTCTAAATTTTTGTAACATTTGTTGTTCCTCCTTTATTCGAAATCATCGATAGTTAATTCTGAAACTCTCTTTTCATAGATGTATAAATAATAGTTTTTGATTTCTCGATAAACTTTTGCTGCTAGGTTGTATTCACTTTCACTCAAGTCTGAATTAAGTGTCACTCCAAAAATTGATAATGTTAATTTTCTAATATGGTCATGAACATCTTGTACATAAGCTTTTTGATGAATTGATTCGAAGCCATGCTGATACTTTTTTAGCGGAATCGGATGATTGAGCTTCCTCAATCTTCCTAGCGACAAATCTTTTGCGAAATTGAGTTTTTTATTGATTTCTTCTAAATCGTCATTATTGATTCTTACTTTACTGAAAATTGCACCTGAGCTGATTGGTTTCTCGCCTTTTATAGCATTTCTAACTTCTTTCGCTATAATTTCTTTCAACTCTTCTTTGGTTAATGTGATTTGTTCCATAGTTTCCTCCTGTTACGACATTTGTACAGGTTTCTGTACATTTTGTTCAAAAAAATATCTACCTACTTTTGTTGGTGGGATTTCTAATAATTCACAGATTCGTTTTATTTCCCATTGTGTAAATAAATTTTTTCCTTGCAACTTGTGATTAATAGATGTCCTTGAAATAGGGATTGCGTTCGCTAAAGAACTTTGGCTATATCTATACTCTGCCATTCTTTCGTACAGCAAACTATAATCGAAATTGTATATCATAAACTCACCTCCCTTCTTGTTCGGTTTTCTGTACAAATCAATTAAAACACCTTTGTTTAAATAAGTCAACACATAAAATACATTTTTCTGTACAATATTTGTTAAAAATTATTGATAATCGTCATTGTACGTAGTATTATGTTCTTAGGAGGTGTTCAGAAATATGAACAGTTTTAAGGATAGATTAAAGCAAATTATGTCTGAACGGAAGATATCTCAATCAGAGCTATCAAGAAGGACTGGTATTGGTAGAAACTCAATTAGCGATTATTTAAACGGAAAATATGAAGCGAAACAAGACAAAGTCTTTGAACTAGCAAAGGCTTTAAACGTTAACGAAGCGTGGCTTATGGGGTTTGATATTTCTAAGAATAGAAAAATTGAAAATAACGACATCACTTCCATATACAGTAAACTCACGCCTCCAAGACAAAGCAATGTACTAAAATATGCGACTAATCAATTAGAAGAACAAAATAATGACAGTGATAATCTGGTAGATTTCAATTCTTACATTCAAGAAAAATCCGAAGTGGATATATATGGTTGTGCGTCAGCTGGTATTGGCGAAAGATTATATAACGAGCCTATTTCAAAAGAATTCGTAAGAGGTTATGTCCCCGCACATGATATAGCTTTAAAAGTAAATGGAGACTCAATGGAGCCGTTATTTAAAAACGGACAAATTATATTCATTGAAAAATCTCACACTATCAAAGATGGACAAATAGGCGTCTTTATTATAAATGGAGATGCTTACGTAAAGAAAGTTTATGTAGAAGATAATAGATTAACGTTGGTTTCTTTAAATAAAAAGTATAAAGATTTATATTTTTATGATAACGAAAGTGTGAGGTTAGTTGGAAAAGTTATTTTATAGGAGGTAGTAAAATGAAACCTAGAAAGCAAGATGAAAAAATATTATCAGATCAATACAGTTACTTTGAACCAATAATCAGCGACAGTTGCGACATAAAATTCGACGAAAACAAGAGGAGAATGGGTTCTATATTCATTTCACATGAAGAGATTTGTTTTATAAGGAAAGAAGAAGATTATATATTCAAAATCTCATTATCAGAGGTGATAGATTATAACACTGTTGTTACTATTTGGAAAAACCAAGCTTTTTTAACATTAAACGATAATAGAAAATTAACAGTTTATTTCGTAACAAACTCTCCTTTAACAGGATTCATCTCAATTTTAAAAACTTATATGCAATTATCTAAGAATAAGGAAACAATTATCTCGAATGATTGTCTACCTATTAATGATGATGAACAAACTAAAGTTGAAATTTTCGACGTCGTAGGATTAAATTATGAAGGTCGTAGAAAAGAATTAAAGAAACTTATCAAGAAAATGAAAAATAACGACGATTTCTTTTTCTTATATAGTGATTTGAAAGGAAATGAACTTAAAGAAGAATTACTTTATGAAGACAAGGTGTATGAAATTTCTGATTACGAGGTTATTCCTGGTGTATTCTTACAAAAAGAACCGGATAATCCTTATGATGAAAACGCGATAAAAGTTATGATTTCAAATGAATACTCTGAATTTCACGTTGGATATGTACCTAGAGAGTATGCTTCAAGATTAGTCAATCATATGGACAACATCGTTTCTTGTAACGCATATATTAATGGTGGTAAGTATAAAACTTTAGATTATTTAGAAGAGAAAATCGTTACTAAAGAATCAGACTATGGATTACGAGTACATTTAGAATACAAAGTTTGAGATAGGTAAAGATTGTATTTTTATAAGTAATTACTATAAATAATAGAAAATTCATTTCACAGGAGGGTTTAACATGGATTTTAAAGAAGTTGACATTAACATTGAAGAGTGGGAAATGGTTGAAATCCCCTTTTATACAGAAGAAGAACTGACTTATAGATTGAACAATGGTTTACCTATAACTAAAAGTGAACTTGAAGAACAGGAGTCGAAAAAATGAGTACTTATAAAGAAATTGAACACTTACACATCAATACTGGTGGTAAAGAGCTTACTCAAGAGCAAATAGAAGAGGCTAAAGCTTTTATAGACAGTCAAGAATTTAAAGATATGATTCGAGAAGCTAAAGAATCACATCAAAGAGTTATGGAGTCTAAAATCACTGATAGAACTAAATTGTGATTAACAGCGCCTGTGTGGCGCTTTAATATAAAAGACGTCTATTTCAGCAGTGTTTGAAAGGAAGTTTATAATGAAAATAACTAATTGCAAAATAAAAAGAGAAACTATAGTATATGAAGTTTTAACTAGTGGTAATCAACCATTCACTTATGAGTTACCTAAAGATTTATCGTCACATAATGCGCGTAAATACTTGGAATTTATTTCACAAAAAATAGATGGAGATAAGTTAACCAAAGAAGATTCATTATGATTTTACTAAATAAAAAAACGCCTACTAGTGTAGACGTTGAATGGTGGTGAGAGTGTGAGCGAGAATAAAGGAGAAATGATGACGCATAATATAGAAAAACGCATTAATAAATTAAAAACTTCTGGAAATCCAAAATTTAAAAAATTAGATTCAGATATTCACTATTTACTCAAGAGATTTGAAGGTGAAAAAAACCATAAAGGTTTTTATCCAAAGTTTAAACAAGGAGAAATAGTTTTTGTAGATTTCGGTATAAACGTTAATAAAGAATTCTCTAATTCACACTTTGCAATAGTGATGAATAAAAATGATTCTAATACGGAAGATATAGTAAATGTTATTCCCTTATCTTCTAAAGAAAACAAAAAGTATTTAAAGATGAATTTTGATTTGAAATGGGAGTATTATTTAAGATTGTTTTTAAATTTAATTAGCGCGCAAAATAATTCAGCTATATTAAAAGAAGTTTTCGATAAAAAATACCAAAAAAACAACACAGAATTCATCACTAAAGATTATTTTAGTGAATTTATATCTGATAGTTTAGAAATTGAAAATAAATTAAATAAAATTGACAGAAACATTAATAACATAGTATCAGCAATTGATAAGGTAAAAAAATTAAAAGGTAATAGTTACGCTTGCATAAATTCTTTCCAGCCGATTAGTAAGTTTCGCATAAGAAAAGTTTTACCCCAAAAAATTAAAAATCCAGTAATAGATTCTTCGGATATTATGTTACTGATAAATAGAATTAATAATAATATATTGCAGATTCCTGATATAAGATGATATAATTTTAATATATTAAAGGTTTATCCTTTAAAACACGTATATATTCGTTACCATTTTTGGTAATTAACCATGTAATCTTATAACTATAAGTGGCGTCTGTATTTTATACAGGCGTCTTTTTTTATACAATTTTCATGGGTAGCCCGCCTACCCTTATTATTTTTTGCCAATTTTGAGGAGGGAACGCATGAAAACACGTTGTTACGATGGTAAAAAATGGCAATATGAATTTAAGTATGAAGGAAAAAGATACCGTAAGAAAGGTTTTAGAACAAAGCGTGAAGCTAATTCTGCTGGACTAGACAAGTTAAATGAGTTAAGAAGTGGTTTTAATATAGATAACTATATAACTCTTGAAGAATACTTCGAAAATTGGATTAAAACGTATAAACAACCTGTTGTTAAAGAAAATACCTACCGTCATTATAGAAATGCATTACAACATATACAAAAACATAAAATAGGTAAAATGGAGTTATCAAAGATAAATAGACAAGTTTATCAGAAATTCATAAACGATTATTCAAAAGAACACGCAAAAGAAACTATAAGAAAAACAAACGGTGCTATTCGGTCAGCTTTAGATGACGCATTATATGATGGGCTTATTTTTAAAAATCCCGCTTATAAAGTTAATTATAAAGCCGGAAAACCTACGAAGTCAGAACAAGAAAAATTCATCTCGGTAACTGAATATGAAATACTAAAAGATCACGTCAGAAAGAAGAGAACTCGTTCATCATTAGCGCTATTCATAATGATTTGTACGGGTTGTCGTGTCAGTGGTGCAAGAAATATAAAGATTGAGCATATCAACCAAGTGAAAAACACTATATTTATTGACGAGCGAAAAACCGATACTTCCCCTAGATATATCAGTATCGCTAAATCTGATATGAAACACATTATGGACGTCATAAGTACATTTGCAATTAGCTATGATGGTTACATTTTCAAAGAAGCCGGATCTATAATTAACCTTCAGGCTATCAATAATGCTTTGAAATCAGCCTGTAGAGTCAATAATATACCAATTATTACATCGCACGCATTAAGACACACTCATTGTTCTTATTTACTAGCAAAAGGTGTATCTATACATTACATTTCTAAAAGATTAGGTCATAAAAATATAGCAATAACTACATCCGTGTATTCTCATTTGTTAGAAGAAAAATTTAATGAAGAGGACAAAAAAACAACTAAAATTTTAGAAAGTATGTAATTTAGGGACCCATTAGGGACTCCAAACCCAATAAATACTGTTGTTACAAGGTTTCTATGTATCCAAACTGGAGACTTTTAACATAAAATTACTTATCATTCAAAAAGTAAAACAGCATAATATCAAGGTTTATAACTTTATCATTATCAATAATACCTCATATAAAATAAAATTTTAGGGACTTTTTAGGGACTTTAAATTTAAAATTACAAGTTTAATAGAAACATCAAAATAATCACATGTTTGTGTGGAATGTACACCCCAAAAGCTAGACTGAAAAATCTATTTTTTGAGGTGTATTTTTATAGGTAAATATAATAAATTAGAGTAGACAACTCAGAATTCCAATTTTATAATAATATTGCTTGACATATCAAACTAGATAGTACTATTTTGAATATATTATTATAATCAAAAATTCATTGTAAACTTTTAGACAAAAGGAAGTAATAAAAACGTGAAATTTAAAACAACTAAAGAATGTAAAAGTAATAATATCTTTAAAAGAAGTCAAGAAATTAATAATAGAGAAAGTGAAAAGGGTTGTTTATGGGGCATTAGCATGTTGATTCTACTTTTCTTATTGATTCTGTTTGGAATAACTGCTTGTTCATCAAGCATTCACTTTATTAATTAGATTTTTTTACTTGGAGGTATCATGTGAAGAACCATACAAATATAATTAATATCTTATTAGTTATAGTCAACTCATTAACTCATTTTCTAACTCTAAACACCTCATTTTTTAATAATTCAGCATCGGATTTCTGTTTTATCATAGGGGCTATATTTTTCTTAATCGGAATTTTTGTTGCAATATACGGTATGAAGCGAGCAACATATTGGTTAAACTTATTGATTTTATTTACCAATATTTTTTATTTTCTACACTTCTGTGTGTTACTTTTGTTAAAATATATAGGATTTAAATTATTTATTTATGAAGGGTGTGTATTGTTATTTATCTAATTTATAGTCTAATTGTCTATTTCATCTGCATTATAAATTTTTTCATAATGGCTGCACCATTCTTAATGACTAATGCTGATTATGTATGGACGCCTATGACTACAGTTACGTTATTTATTTTGAGTTTGATTATTTTCTTGATATTTATAAAAACAAAAGATGTCGTTCATTTAACAATTTTCATATTAAACTTACTTTTTTCAATACTTTATTGTTTGCCTATACTGTTTTATTTATGAACACTTTTATATTATCTAGAAAATTAAAACCACCCGTAAAAGGGTGGTTTTTTTAATATTTACTTTTTAGTGCTTCGTCAATTTCGTTATAAATCTTTTGAAGTTGATATTTTGCTTCTGACATTTTCTTAAAGTCTTTTGACTTAAGAGCATACATTGCTTTTTGACCTGAAATTTTTATAGTTCGCTTATAATAAGTGTTTAAACTTCCAGTAGCTAATTCATTAACATTTAGTTCATCTAATAACGATTTTAATTCATTAGCTAACTTTTCGTTTTGATATTCATTCGATGTTGGCAAGCTTGTGCTAGCTTGTGCCTCATTTTTATCTAGATTAGTTACTAGTGGTGATGCTAAAACGATTGCTAAAGTTCCCGCAAGTATAGATTTTCTAATTTTCATTTTTTATTCTCCTTAGTAATTAGTACTAATTTATTTTAATGACTAACTAAAAAAAAGTACATTAATTATTCATTAACTATATAGATCTTCTTATTAAATGAAAATTAATAAATTATCAAATTGACATACCTTATTGTATTTATAGAAAAACAAAAAAAGGTAAGCACCGAAATGCTTACCTACTTCCCATAAACAATATAACACATATACATTGATTTGGAAAGCGCAAAAATAAATTTAATATACTAGCCCGAAGGGGAGCAATACATACAAAATGAAAGGCGCTCCTTGAAAACGCCCAAGGTAATATTAACATAAAATGGCTACTATTGCATTATCTAATTTTATTTAATTAAAACAAATATATATAGCACAAAAAAACTAGCCCGAAGGCTAGCTTATGAATAGATGAAAATTTGAACACATTGCTGTGTCTAAGATAAATATAGCACATATTAATTACTATTAATAGAAAAATTATAGCGTTTTTTAGATTATTTCAATTTATCGAGACCAAATTCATCAAAACACTAATTGAATTTTAATTTTTAGTTAAAAATAATTAATCTTTTATTAATTTCAAGTTAATTAATATATTTCGTCGATTAGATTAAACTCATTTTAGGAATTTCGCAAAACTAACTATAAATTTAAATATAGAATTTAAGGAGAATTAACATCATTATGAAAAAGAAATTAGCAACAACAGTTTTAGCATTAAGTTTTTTAACGGCAGGAATCAGTACACACCATCATTCAGCGAAAGCTTTTACTTTTGAACCGTTTCCTACAAATGAAGAAATAGAATCAAATAAGAAAATGTTAGAGAAAGAAAAAGCTTATAAAGAATCATTTAAAAATAGTGGTCTTCCTACAACGCTAGGAAAATTAGATGAACGTTTGAGAAATTATTTAAAGAAAGGCACAAAAAATTCTGCTCAATTTGAAAAAATGGTTATTTTAACTGAAAATAAAGGTTACTATACAGTATATCTGAATACACCACTTGCTGAAGATAGAAAAAATGTTGAGTTACTAGGTAAAATGTATAAAACATACTTCTTTAAAAAAGGAGAGTCTAAATCATCTTATGTAATTAATGGTCCTGGAAAAACTAATGAATATGCATACTAATAGTAGTTACATAAATTAAAAGGTAGATATTTCTTTTTTATATAAAGGTTTGGCAGACATTTCATAACTTGCCAAACCTTTATATATCTAATTATCAAACTGCACTAAACTTACCAAAACTGCTTATTCTATTACCTGCCTTGTCTACCTCTCCTGTCGCTATATAACGACGTTGTCCACTATTAGCAATATAAGTAATCCATCTATAGCCATTAATGCAATATGCGCCGTCATATTTGATAGTTGCGTTATTGGGTAATACACCTGTAATTCTTGAATTAGTTGAATAGCCATCCCTCACGTTATTACCTTTAACATTGGCAACTGTGTAATAACCAGTCTCTTTTTTATACGGTACATTGTTTTTATCGAGTGTATAACCTGCTGGCACTGGTGAATTCTTTTCATTTTTAGCTGGTGTTTTAACATTACTGATACCTGATACACACTTCCAATAAAAATAACCACACCATTTAAGATGCGGTGTAGCGACTGTAATATTTCTATGTTGTTGATATATATGTATCGAGTGAAGGGCAAAAAGGATATCAATTGCAGGATAAGTGTTAGGTTACTAGGCCACTTAACAGGCTATATAGTTCACTCCTACTATATACAGTTAATTATAACATAAAAAGCACCCCGTAAACTATTATACGGGAATGCTAAAGTCATATATACTACGAGGGAGTAGTATGAAAACTATGCTCTCTATCATAAGAAAAAACACCCAGTGACATGCTTGGGTGAACAAGGATAGATGTAAATAGTTGATGCATGTGTAACACATCATAACAAAAAACTAGCCCGAAAGCTAGCTATAACATACAATCTAAAAAGACGTCCCTTGAATACGTCTAGAAAGATTATAACATAAAAAAATAGGCAAGTACCGAAGTACCTGCCTAAAAAAGGATTATCCACTTTTTCATCCTAACTGATTTCTCCCCATAAGTCACCTAATATCTGATTAGGTGGGGAAGAACCATTCGTGCATGAATGAGAATTTGATGAAAGATAATTTTCACTACACATATTCAATCAAGACATTGCTTTCTATAATAAACAACTATTTTGTTTTATTTCTTTTCTATAATAACCTTTGTAATTAAGTTGAATCCAGGGTTTTTAATATGCTCTGATAAATCTGGGACAACAAAACCTTTTTCTGTTATAGGGAAAGACTTCGTTTCTTCTTTTTTCTTATTCTTATCATAATAAGTGACTTCGATCTTTGCGCTTGGATCTAATTCAACTACTCTAAACTCTTTATATGCTGTCGCATCTAATGCCCATTCGACATAGTATTCAATTTTTTCTTTTGTAAGTGTAGTCCCAGGTTTAATAGGAAACTCGACATAATGAGGGGATAGCAATTCATTTCCTTTACCATCAACTCCAGTCACATTTACCATCAAATACGGGCCTGTTGGTTCAAAATAACTCGCGTCATCGCCTTTTTTATATTTTCCTTTGTCGAATGAACTTGATGCACTTACCTCATTAGTAATTGAAGAAAATGAGAATAATAACAATAAAACAGTTAAAAATAATAAACCTCTTTTGAGCATGGCGCTTCCTCCAAATATAATATATTTGTTTTTATTTATCTCTTTTTATAGCTAACACCCTTATTTAAGATGATAAATATCAACAACTTCATTTTATATTGAGAAAATATTAAAAATCAATAAAATATTAAAAGAAACTAAAATTACATTAAAAAATAATTAACAAATATTTAACATTTTAACCTAAGAATTAAAACACTTCTTTCACAATCAATCTCTCATGCCATATCCACTCATTATGATTGTTCCAATAAATGCGACACCAACCATCTATAATTTCAAACACATATATTAATGTTCCAGGCGCGTATACAGCCTGTCCAACATCGAATCTATAGTTAGTACGATTATCACCGTATCTAGTGGCTGAAGTAGCACCTAAGCCGTCGATTTTCGCATTAAAATAAGCACCTTTTGACCATTTAAGGTTATAAGGCGCTTTACTTCCAACTGTTATTTTACTTGCAGATTTACCGACTGCTTTTTGAGCAGGTGGTTTAACTTTATTTGTGATCTTATTCATTAAGCCCTCACTTTTATACTTAGGTCTAATAAAGTGAGTACAGCCGTAATAATTATCCCAACGTAACTTTGCAGGCGTATTTGCGTTACCGTCATAGTTCTGTTCCAAAATTAAAAATTGGTTTGTATTACCACCATTAAACACTAAACCAATATGACCGTATTGTTTATATATTCCTTTGGTAAATACAGCCACATCACCTATTTGTGGAACAAACGATGGTGTGTTTTCATATACTGTTGCCATGTTTTTAAAATCGTTATTGATTGCATCTTTTGCATTTCCCCACATTCTAATTTCTAACAACCAATAAATGTAATCAACTGCTAAATCTGCACATTGGTAACCATACCAACCGTCAAAATCAATATATCTACCTTGATACCAACGTAACCTTGCTCTTGCTTCACTGTATGTTTTCATTATTTTACCTCCTAGTATTTTCTTCTTGGTTCTTCATATTCTAAAGCTTGGTGGCTATCACCTATACCTTTAGTAGTCGGGTCTTGAATCACACCAGTTAATACTAAAAATCCTAATATAGCGTTTAAACCGTCTGTTAATTGCTCTGTATAAACTTGGATATCATACCCAATAGCTTTTGCGATGTTTTGAGCAAATAAAAAGATAGCTGACAATATCGCTACCCAAAATGATTTTTGTTTCATTCTAATTTTCCAATTAATCATATTCTTATCTCCTTTTACCCAAAATAAAAAGACGACTAATAAGCCGTCTATTTGATATTTATATTATGGTGTGTTAATTTATATATAGAAAAAGGGCAACATGCGCAAACATGTTACCCTAATGAGCCCGTTAAAAAGACGGTGGCTATTTTAGATTAAAGATTAAATTAATAACCATTTAACCATCGAAACCAGCCAAAGTTAGCGATGGTTATTTTTTATTGCTTAATTCAATAAGCTTGATTACTAGACCTATCAATGCAATAAGGAATAAACCAAACTGCAACATGGTACTAATTGTAATCATTAGGCGTCTCCTTTCTAAAGATTTCAGTAATGCCACCATAGGCACCACCTCCTTATACTCAGATAGCCACCATCTATCCAACTTGCTCACTTCTGCATATTACCATAATTACAACAATAAATAAAAAGTCAGTACCGAAGCACTGACTAAAACTTATTTACATTTACCGAACCAAAAACATGTCCAGAAACTATAACCAAAGATTAGTTTAAACATTTTATTCACCTCTCTTATATGCCCATAAGCATACGCAATAATGCTATAATTAGCGACCCAAATATTGTCCCAACTAAACCAAGCACCCACATTTTCATATCACGTATGTTCTTATCATTTTCTTTCTTATTCTTTTCATCTATTTCTCTTTCTTTTTGAATAGCATCTAAGGTTTTATCTAATTTAATGTTAACTTGCTCTTGGGTTTTTTGACCTAATTTAATTTCGTTGAGTGTGCTGAGCATTGTTTTATCATTCTCTTCTAACCTTCTGATGCGCCATTCATGTTCGTGTTTTTTGAACCACCCCAATTCAGTACACCCGCTTTCTAAAAGAATAAAGATTATGAGTATCTAACTCATAGCTTTTCATACTGTTTCAGTGTTAACTGTTACCTCTGGAGATAAATCTGATCTTTCAACTACTTCTTTAACTACTTTCACACGTTGTTTTTTGTTAGTTAATTGATATAACAAATTTAACGTCTCCGCAATTTTCTTAGCGTTTTCTTCAGATTTAAAATCTTGAGCATGGTTAACCATTTCAGAAGTTGTAAAACTTCCTGTGAAATCTTGATATACTACACGTTCTGTACCTTCTTTGTCGATTTGTACTAAAATAAACCTTTCTGTATTGTTGATAATTTCTTTTGCCATAATTAAATGACCTCCTTAAATTTTTGTATAAAAATAGTGCTAAAGATTACTCTTCCTCAGCACATTGTTGATTTTCTTTATTTTCTTGTATATACGCTTTTAACATCGCGTTTTCTTGTGTTAACCTCATAATTTCCTGTGATAAATAATGAATTGTATATTCAGGATTAGCTTGTAATCCTTGTTTGTTATCCTGCATTCTTTGACTCCTCCAATTTCTTGATTCTTAGTTGTTGTTCTTTGATAACAGGGATAAGATGAATCCATAGACGATCATACGCTATACCTTCAATTTCTCCTTTGTCATCATACGTGACAAACTCTTTTAATCCTAAATTCTCCACCTCTTCAGCAATCAAACCTACGTATCTATCAAGTTTATAGGTGTCTTCCGATAATTTTCTATCTTCTCTCAGCTCTCTAGCTAAAATTTCAGACTCAGCTTTATCAAACCACGTTCTAATAGGTAAGTTAAGAATAGCTTTTGAATGTTCCAGTTGTTCATCTCTATCGTTATATTGATTTTCGATAGATAACTTGTATTTACGCGCTGATGTCGAACGCCCAATTGTGCCAGCAGAAGTAATATGCAAATTAGCTGCGGCCGAATAAGTACGTCTATAAATTGAGTTAGAAGCTATCCTATCTCCTGCATCATCTGAACCTACAGACAGTAGGTCTGTACTCTGTATATGAATATACCTATTACCATCACGTCGTTTCAGCATATTAAATTTGCCATACCCTGCTTCGATTGTTGTATCTCCACCTGTTGCATATCGTCCATTAACAATTTGAACAAGACCTTTATTTCTTTCTTTAGAAAACCTGATACCCGCACCGTAATCATAGTTCTCATCAGAACCAAACATAATATAACCGTCACTCGAATAAGCATTATCTGCATTAGACAGCGTGAATGCAAATCGGTTTAATCCAGGCACTTTGTCTGTGTTTGGATATAAATACACCGGTGCCTGTTTGCTTTTGATATTCGATGAAGCGTAAGACTCCAGAACAACCCGATTATTATCTGACGTTAGTGCAACGACACCACCATAGGAATTGATTGTTATGCCATTCATACCGCTATCACTGTAAGTTTTATCCCACCATTGAATAGTACCGGATGAACCTCCGTCTTCGCCTTCTCCATCAATATATGTTGAAATACCAAAATGTGACATATAAAGTGAACCGCCAGCGGTGTTATTTCTAAACCTTAGATGTCCATCTTTAAGACGTGTGAATATATCATCGGTTGATCGTTTGCCTTTCCAAGTTCGTTGCACAATACCACCTAGTTCAATAGAATCATTCTGTATTTGAACATATCTGTTATTGTTACCGCCTTTAATTCCAATTCTATTAACATTGATATCAAGACCCTCTCTTGATAAATTAAGGCTGTTGACAATATCGGTTTTATCTACTTTATCTCGCATATTTTGGATAAGAAGGTTTATTTCTCTATTACCGTTAATATCAATTTTATCAGCATTTAATCTAATACCACGTGGCCCCACATTTAAAGCTTGAGCCACTCCGTTATCATCATATCTGATTGTTGTTCCATCTGTAACGTTTTGGACAATCTCGTTTAATATATTTGAAAGTGTACGATTGGTTGCATTAAACTCTTCTTTAGTAGTTCTTAATTTGATTTCCTTACCATTTTGTATAATTTGAGAACCATAGCGAGTCAGTGTTCTCCTCTGTGCATCTGTGCTTTCTTTGACCTTGTTGTCTGTATAAGCATTAGCTTTCTTTTCAGCGTTTCTAGCCTTTAGTTCTGCGTTTTGTTTTGCCTCTTCAAGTTTAGCTTGAGCATCTTGTATAGCGCGTTGCTCTTCTTCCGAAATTTTACCATCAGCATACGCTTGCGATTCCTTCTCTTTAAGATTATCTTGAGCATCAATGTATGATTTTAAAGCTTCTTGCGCTTCTTGATTTGCTTGTTCAATACTTGCTTTAATCTCAGGATTATTGGACAAATCACTTAACTGGTCATCAGTATATTGTTTTTGTTCTTCCAATCCGTTTCGATATTCGTTTAACGTAACTTTATCTTTGATTTCACCTTTTAAAGTCGTTCTCTCAGCTTCAGCAGTATCTAAACGTTCAACAATACCGTCTTTGTCTGTTTTATAGTCCGATGTTTTTACATAGTCACGTAATTGTTCTTTTGTGGATTCTCTAGCTGCTTCAATAGCTGATTTAACAACATTAGGTTCTCCGACTAACTGCAAATCTTCATTCACCGTTAAACCAAATTTTGTTGCTATTATTTCCAACGCTTCTTTATATTTTTCATCAGTGTATTGTGACTGTAATAATTTAAATCTATCTGAAATGGCGATTTTGACATCTTCTACATCTGTATAAACATCTTGTAATTTCTTTCTATACTCAAGAAATAAAGCTTGTGTATCTACCAACCGACCAATCGTTGCAGTTTCGGGTGTCATAGATTCTAAATTATTTTTAATTTGATTATAAACATCAATCACAGCGTCTAAACTTGCTTGTAAGTCCGCTTTCAAATCATTATCTACTAAGTACTCGCTATTCAGTAATTCTGTAGCTTCTGACAAAAGACTAGCGTGTTGTATAGATAAATTAATAAAAATATTGTTTAATTCACTGAATAGCGCTTTCTCTCTTGTTATACCACCTAATTTTTCAACATCATTTGGTGTTGCTTCAATCCATCGACCATTCCAATATCTACGCAAGACAGCAACATCAGGGTTACTTGTATCATACCAAAGCATATCATTGACTGGATTTTCTGGCGGTGTATCACTTTTGTGTATTTTGCGTTCAAAGTATTCTAATTCACCATCTACAACATCTTTAACTATAGTGTTGATATTGCTAATATTGTCGTTTAATTTTTGGTGTATTAGGTTTAATCGCTTGTTAAACTCTTCTCGTAATTCTGATTCTTTGAACTCTTTAGGTTGACCGAATGTATATGTGCTATTTTCTGAAATTATGTTATATTCTTCAGCAATAACTTCTGCCTCTACATACAATGGCGGGTTAAAATCTCTATGTTTTACTCTGACTGTATCGCCAATTGATATAATCTCGTGCGGATACGTAACTTCCAAATCAGTAGAAGTAATCTCATATGACATAACTGCCGACTTACGTTTATTTAACTCTGTTTTGGCTAAAGAACTTAATCGTGTTTCATTCATATTTTGATCATCTGATTGTGGTTCATATATCCCCCAAATATAGCGCATAGGTAGGTTGAATTGACTTTGCGCTTCGTCATCTGTCACAACTAGCTCTAAACGCTTCCCTTTGTCATTTTCAGGTCCCACAGCAATTAATGCTGTTTTGATTTCTGACATATCAATCTTCCTAGTTAACCCAACCAAATCTTTACCATACTCAATTTCTTTACCTTTGAATAAGCTGTTTTTCTTTTTGAGTACCACATATCTACCTTTGACGGTATTAGAACTAAGCTCTATATAAAAATCCAATACCATTTTATAGGTTGTACATAATTGCTTTAAAACTTCATATCTAGTTTGATAAGAAGTCCATGACGTAGTACGTAAGCCATCGTATTCGGTTTGTTCAGAAACTTCCCAACCTGTATCGCTCAACACATCTTTCAATGCTTCTGAAGTTGTCTTTTTCTCAAATTTGCCTGGTGCATACGGTTTAGCTGTTGTTATATCAGCAAGATAAGACGCTATACATTCTATCTCTGTGTAGCCGTCCATCGTATCTTGAACCCAGTTAATAATAAATTCACGCCATTGTTTGTTTGAATCCCTTATAATAACACGATGTCGTTCACGGAACTTTTCAGCTCTTTCTGATGATATGAGCAGTTCAAGCATTTCTGAATTGTCATTAACATTACGTTTATGAATCGCTCTAACTAAGGAAGGGTCATCAGTAGAAAGGAAATCTATAATCTTGTCGTTAAAATCTAAAACATGTATCACACTCTCATCTCCTTTCTATAAATATCTATCTTGCCATTTAACCGTCGTATCAAAGACGTTTTCAGGTTGTATGATTAATTCACTGTACCCAGAATCAACATTGAAATAATTACTTCCAAACGATTTCTCGCTCAACATTGGTTCCTCATTGATGACAACACTTTTTGCTTGCATATCTATTTTCACTAAATCACCTTTTTGTATAATGACATCCCTTGCGCCTTTCGGTTTCGGTAGAATCTCCGTATTGAATGAACCTAATCCATTCATCTCCATCCACTTATAACCGTTATACTTCGCACTATAGATAGCTATGATAGAAGCTGGACGCTGATAAAACTTACCGCCATCTATCCACTCTTTCTCATCCATATCAATAGGTTTACGTCTATCTGGGTCTTTAATGTGATCAAATTTCCAAGTTTTAATAGAAAATTTATTACCTACTCTTCTGAGCCGCATATAAACAACGATTCTGTCCAAGTTATACATTATCGGTTTATTCTGATAGTCGTATATCTTTTTGGGGTCTCCTTTTTGGTTATACAACGTAACAACAATATGTCCTATTTTTCTATCATGATATTTATTTTCATAACCAATAGAAGCAAGTAACTTACCATCACTATCATAAATATGTTGTGCTGTTCTTCCGGCACCTTTACCTTTTTGTTCAACAATACATTTATAGGTAATTTGAAAATCTGTCATCGCTTTAGGGAGCCCTCGTTTCGTGCCAGCACCAACCCAACCTTTTGCATCAGGAAAATTAGTTGCTTTATATCCTTCGCCAAGATTGGATATCACAAAGTCACCGCCGACCTTACCACCTAAGTCATTACTTGGAATATCTTCAGTAATCATCTTAGTCCAACCTTTGAAATCACGAAACTCACTATGATAAACAGGAGGCATGTAATCCTTAACTTCTTTGGTTACCTCATCATCACCAACCATAAAATAATCTTCATCATTTTTAGTAATCATAAAGTAACTAGATGGTTTAATTGCTCGGGCTTCAACAATTAAAGGAGTGTCAGCAGTCCCACTATTTACAACTGAAACTTGGTCTGAAATCGCAGTATTTTTATTTCCTGTTACTGAATATTTGTAAGGGTCTGTTAGTACTACTTTGATAGTGAACTTAACAGGTATTGCAAATTCTTTGTGCAGCTTTATTGGTCCTTCAAAATAAGCGTTCCAGTACCAATCTTTAGATTTGAATTGTAATTTAACTTGTTCCTCGTAGTTAAAAAACTTTACTAATTCATTCAAGACGTCATCATGTGTTTTAATGCCGTTGTGAGATAAATAGTCATTACGTACCACCAAAGGTATATCAAAACTATAAGATTCAAGCCTACGCCCTTTATATATAGACCCCGAACGTCCATCTACATTTTCTGTTTTTAAAACATAATTAAAAGAGGGTATTTCAAACCCTCTTTCGACATACAACCAAGGAATTGTTTTGTTGTTCACTTTAATAGTGTCTATCATTGAATAGCAATTCCTCCTTTTCTAAACTTTACTTTTGTTGATTCTTGCCTTTCTCGCTTTTCTATAGACGCGTTCACCTTTTTATCAAAAGCGTATTCGTCAATAATCGGCTGATAATCTTTATCTGCAATCACATCGTTAGATTGCGCTATCTTCAGTAATAAAGCTATTTGTTGTTGCTGTTGTTCAATCATTTTCAATAATAAGCTTGGGTCATCAAACCCATTTACATTAGACAATTGACTAGGACGCTTATTTTTACTCGCTTTTCTCCCTCTTACTTCTGCTGCTGCATAATGCAACATCTTCATTGCATCATTTTTACGAGCTGGATCTGTTGGAATAATCCATTCTGGATGACCGTCTTCACCTAAGTTATACCAACCATCAAAAACTTTTCCACCTGTAGCATATGCGTAATCACCAGCACGTTTAAAACCACCCCAACCATATCGTCTAACAATGTACTGCATTGCTGAGATACCTTGATGTACTGGATTATTATAATTAGTGTACCCTCGTTTAGCGTTAGCTCTAAAAGTTGAGCCGATAATTTGGAATAATCCTCTAGACGGGTCTCCTCTTTGAGCATTAATGTCCCAATTATTCACTGCATTTGATTGATAGTTACTTTCGCGCTTTGCAACTCGCATCATCTGGTCATGAATCCACTTACCTTTATAACGTCCTCCTAAAATACTTTGTGCTTGTCGGATTACTCGGCTGGCATAAGTTGCACCACTTCCAGAAGTAGCGCCACCGCCACCAATTGATAACCTACCTTTTTTCTTAGCATTCCTTAAATATGGTTCAGGGTCAAAATGTCGTCCATTTCTCCTCATTTCAAAATGTAAATGTGGTCCTGTACTAAATCCGGTATTACCAGTTAAACCAACAACATCACCGGGCTTTACCATCGTGCCACTAGGTGGTGATTTGCTAAAGTTTTTCAAATGCGCAAATAGCATATCGATAACTCCACTAGTAATTTTTACATAATTACCATAACCACCAGACATAAATGGCATTCTTGTAAGTCTGCCACCCATCGGCGTTCTAACTTCTTGATATACAAATGGAAAATCGACACCTTCATGAAATGGTCTTCCAGTTGCAGCGGTATAAGCTGCGGTACGTCCATAATGATAATTAATTTTGTCAGGGTCTAATATTCCACCGACTAAATCGCCACCGCCCATAGCTTCTAAATTTTCTTTTATCCAATCAGTAGCACTTTTCTTAATCTTAGACCATGCAGCTTTTGTTATGTCGCCTGCAATTCCCATACCTTTAGTTAAAGAATTGAAATCAATTCCAAAAGCTTCAAGTATATAATTTAAAAGTTTGCCTGGATTTTCCATAAAATCTAAAACATCGCCAACTTTATCGCCAAGCCATTTGGTACCTTTACCTATTTGATCTTTTGTCCAGTTAAATGCCGATGATGCACTAGATTTAATATCTTTCCACATAGTAGTACCGAAATGAAATCTCGGAAGCGTTCCGTTTAACATTGAATAAGTTTGTGCACCGTTGTATACTTTTGAGCCTTTAGGTAAATAAGCAGTAGTGTCTGTATTAGGTGTGATTACACGTTTACCATTAGGGAATTCAATCATTTCATTTCTAAAACCATTTGGACCATTTCCACGTCCTTTATCCCCAACTGTAGCGAATGTATCACGTGCAATCTTACCGTTCTTAACTAATCTTGTAGTAGTATGTGTGTGCTCTGTACCAGTGTGTAACCTAGGTATTTCATCCATACCTAACTTACCACCGACCCAGTTTAAGCCTTCAATTAATTTATTAAGTCCTTTTTTAATAGCATCTACCATACCGCCGATATGATCTTTAATTTTACCAATGATAGATTTTAAACCGTCACGCATGTTTCCGAAGATATTACGTACTTTATCCCACAAACGACCAGCTATACCTACCGTGTTATCTTTAATAGAGTTCCAGATGTTTGACATCCAATTTCTTAACTTAGTAAATATATCTTTCGTCGCATTCCATAAACTTGTGAATTTAGACCTTACACCCGTAAATAACGAATGAGCCTTGCCGACGGTATTGCTTTTGATATTATTCCACGTACTAGATAACCAGTTTTTCATATTAGTGAAAATAGATTTAACACTATTGTATAAGAAACCGAAAATACTTTTCGTTGCATTCCAAATTGCAGATAATGATTTTGTGAAAATACCTTTGATAACACCCCAGATACCGGATATTAAACCTTTAAGCAATCCACCAAAGTATCTAACAACACCTAGAATCTTACCTACAAACCACAGTTGTATTAAATTCCAAATTAACTGCACAGTGCCTTTTAGTATCATCACAATACCGTCCCAAACACCTCGCCAATTACCAGTGAATAAACTTGAAAAGAACTTGATAAAGCCAAGTATGATATTTAAAGCACCTTGTATTACTCCTTTTATATTCTCCCAAGTACTGACAATCAAGGCTTTAACCGCCGGCCAAATAAATTGCATCACTTGCCAAATCGCAAACATGATTGGTTTAATTACAAAATTTAAGATAAATTCAAATATAGCTTTGATAAAATTGCATATATTTTGAAGCGCTTGAACAATAGAAATTCCGTTTTCATTAAAGAATCCATTAATTTGACTCCAAATATCTTTAGCGAAATCAACGATTGCTGAAACCGCTTGTTTAAAGACGTTTTTAACGGAATCAATGAAAGGTTGGATAAATTGAATGAAATTACTAAACGTTTGTTTAACACTGTTAATTGCACCATTAACAAAATTTCTGAATGTTTCAGATTTCTTATAAGCTATTGTAAATGCGACTGCTAAACCAGCCAGTACACCTAACACGATACCAATTGGACCAGTTAATGCTGTGAAGACTGTTCCTAAAATAGGCACTTTAGTTGATAAAAAACTAATCAATCCGTCAGCCTTTGCAATACTAGCTAATAATGGAGCTAATACAGTTACTGCGTTGCCAACTGTGCTTATGAATGCACCTAATCCAAAAACTACAGGACCAATTGCAGCAGCAATACCACCGAATATAACAATCGACCTTTTAGATCCATCACTTAAACTTGAAAACCAATCAACTGCTACAGATAGCTTTTTGATTAATTCTTCCATGACTGGAGCAAACGCACTTTCAATAGAAGCCCATACATCAGCACCTACTAATTTAAGTTTATTCATTGCTACTTTAAATCTTTCGGAGCCACTTTCAGAATCTTTAAATGTCTGATTGACCGTTCCTTGCGAATCTTCGATAGTTTTTAAGAACTCTTGGTAACTAAAGCGACCGCCTTTAATAGCATCTGCTAAATCAGGACCTGCTTTTGCACCAAATGCTTCAATCGCTAAACTTGTTGCGCTAGCTATATCCGGTGTCCTTTCAATTTCTGCTAATGTCTTCTTAAATTCTTCTCTTGGGTCTTTACCCGCTTTACCCCAATTGGATATAGCTTTTTTCAAACCACTGAAGGCTATTTCAGTATTAACACCTGATTTCTCCCATTGAGAGAATAAAGCGATTGATTCTTTCATCTCAAAGCCCATAGCCCTCATTGGAGCACCGTATTTAGTAATGCTATCAGCTAATGTATCAACACTTATACCGCTAGCCTGTGCTGCTTTCGCTACCATATCAAGTACACTTTGATACTCATCAGCTTCAATACCTGCATCACCCATTGCACGCGTAATTAATTGAACGGCTTGTACGCCGTCAGAACCTGTTATGTGACTAAATTTCAAGAATGACTCTGTGGCACTCTCAAGTTCTTTGCCAGTGAAACCTAACCTTGTGTTAACTTCCCCTAAAACACCGCCTACAGTCTCAGCGTCTTCTGGAAAGTTGCCATAAACATCTTTAAATGAATTCTGCAACTTCTTAAGCTCTCCGCCGGTTGCTCCTGTTGCTTGGGTAACTGTATCTAAACCTTTATCAACTTCTGCAAAAGCTTTTCCTGATGCTGCTGCAATACCTAAAACAGGTGCAGTTACACCAATCATCAAACCTTTACCAATGGATTTTAAACCATCACCCATTTTTGTTAATTTAGGTCCCATACTTTCAAAAACTTTACTGGTTTTTCCCCAGCCACTTTCTGCCATTCTTTGAGCTTCAACTTGAGCTTTTTTGAACTCTTCAAACTCAGTTGTTGTTTTTTCTAGTTCTTTTTCTAAAAAATTCAGCTCATTTGCTTGTTTGTTATATTCTTGTCGTAATTTTTGAGCTTCCGCGCTGTTTTCGCCCTGTTCTTGAGATACCTTGCCATATTGCTTGGCTAAATCATCAACGTTTTTCTTATAACCTGTGATAGTTCCATCAAGTTCTTTAATCCTTTGTTTGTAACTATGAGTTGATTTTTCGGTATATTTGAAGTTGTTACCGGTTAACTTTAAGTCAGAATTTAAAGTTTTAAAGTTTCGTTTGATTTCTGCAAATGATCTATTTAAATTTGCTGCATCTAAATCCAAACCTATAGATAAACCTTTTATTCTTTCTCCCATTTTTTACCTCCTTTCTAAAAAAGTTCAAAAAAATAACCCTAACCAAACGGTTAAGGTTAAAACGCATCAATTAAAGCCTCTGCTTTTTCTTCAGAAATGTCATTGTTTTTATTTTGATATATGGAAAGTACATAATGAAATGGCATTTTTAAAACTTCGTTAGCGTCTTTACCATTTTCAATTAAGTCCATCATGAGAGTATCCATATTTTTCAACATTGCTTTATATGTTAAATCTTCAGGCTTTATTTCATGTTCTGGATAAAATTTCTAGTTTCCTCAGTTTGCTGACCTTGAGTAATGAAAATCACTTGTTCACGAAGTGCATTCATTCCATCAGGTGCATGCATACGTTCTTTTAGGTCTTTAACTGTGAATTGGTTATCGTAAATTTTTACAACCATATCCATCAATCTGTCAGCGATTTCTCTTGGTTTCATCGTGCTATTTTCGTCCTCAATATCATCGATTAAATCCATTGCTTCGTATACAATTTCAAATGAAATGAAGTGTGGTGTTAAGTACGTTTGTAATTTAATTTCATTTGCTTTCGGGTCTTCTACTAATTGAATAATGTTACGTTTTAATTTTGCCATTTTATAATACTCTCCTTATTTTCAAATAAAATAGAGGGGTTGCCCCCTCTTATGCTTCTACATTTATTGTTATAGTGTCACTCATATTACCAACTGTTGCTTTAACCGTAGCAATGCCTTGTGCTTCCGCAGTAACTTGACCATCACTATTGATTGATACAATATTCGTTTGATCTGTTGTGTATTTCAATAACTTACTTTGATTAGATGGCTCTACTACAACATTTAAATCGTATGTGTCGCCAACTTTAAGTGTTTTAATGCTATCTGGTATATTAACCGACTTTACCGCAGTTTCCGATGAAGCCGGTTTTGTTACAAAGTTTCTTCGTTACCCTCTGTCACGTTTCCAGTATATTCTTCGCCTAAAATTTTCTTTAAGAAAGCCTCTTCGCCTTTTTCACCGTCTCCATCATGATTTGTCATGTTAGCTGAATCAAAGATATACTTACGTACTGACTTTTTATTATCAACTAAAGGGAAAAGTGCCTCACCTTCAACCTCTTCACTTGAGAAATCCCAATCTTTCTCAGCCGTTTCTCCATCGATTTTAGGATTTGTAAACATAACTTTAGGTAATAAAACTGTTCTAAATGTACCGTCTCTACGCTCTTGTCTGAACCATACAGCTACGTAATTGTTTTGTTTACCTTGTTTCTCTTCGTAAACGCCATCTTCATCATAATCTTCATTAAAAACAATTTTGCGAATCTCTTTAGGGAACGCATGCATTTGTAATGAGATTTTACCTTCTCCGTCTGTATTCCCTGATTCAATTGGACCGCCATCAGCATAAGCTGTTTTTAGTTCTCCACCAGTTTCAACACCAATTTTTTGTAATCCTCTTGTTTTTGTAATATCACTATATTTTAATTCCGCGCCTTCTTTCGTTAATTTAGCGAAACCTAAACCAGTAATGTTAAAATACGCCTTTGGCGCACTTGCATGTTTTATTGCCATTTAATTTTCCTCCTTATAAAAAATGCCCTCGTAAACGCGAGAGCTTCTATATGTTTTAAATTCTTCTATATATTCCGGTTTTCCATTTGAAACATTTCCCATTTTTAGTTCAGACCATAATAACTTTTGAATGCGATTAGATATCTTATTTCTTATGATTCTCGCATTATATTCATCATTGTACTTAACAAAAACATCTATTTGGACAATATAACTATATGCACACTCATCTCCGTCAGTATAAGTTGTAGGTATTGGGTCGTCGATATCGTCAATAACAATAAAAGGTACATCAGTATCTTTTACATTAGGGTATTTATTGAACTTAATATTATTGATATTTACGTGCTCTCTAATAATTCTGTCTTGACTAATCACTTCATGAACTTTGTACAAAATATCAATCACAATTTTTTCAACTCCCTTTTTAACGTTTCAAAATACTTATTTTGACCTTGTCTTATTGCTCTATTAATCCCACCCATAGCTTTAGGTTTTACAAATTTTCCTGACTTTTTCTCAACATGACCATTTTCAATTAAATGTACTATTCTAAATCGTTCAAAAGGCCCGCGCCACCTAATTGTAACAGTACGTTTCCCCTTTATCCATTCAGGTTCAGTACGACCAATCTCACTAATCAGCGCTCCTGAGTCTTCTGAAGGTTTGAGTTGTTTTTTTATTTCTTCAACAATTACCTTAGCACCAGCTATTAACGCCTTATCTTGAACTTTTACCATCTCTTTTATGCCAAAATGTTTTTCTAATTCTCTTTCTAATGCTTTATCACCTGTCACTTTCACACTCATGAACTATATCCTCCACGAATCATAATAAAGTCTTTATTATCCAAATCTGGTGATACTTGCTTTATATTCAAACGATTTTTGAAATATCTTGATTCAATTTCAAGATAATGTTCTTCACTGGGTAAATAATCACCTTGCGGATCACGAATATACAATTTAATGTCATTTTGCGTTCCGTTTGAGATAGCTTGTTCTAATTCACGTAACCAGACACCATCAATACTCGCCCAACAGCTATATAATAATTTTTCTTCTTTTTCTCCAGCTTCTGGACCATTATTTTCAGTATACTTATAAAAATGAACACGCGTATTTAAACGTTTAGTTGTAATTCTAGGTTTCTTAAACACTTTCTTCATCTTCTGATACCTCCATTAGAGATAACGAAAAATCTATTATTTCAGGTCTGTAATTGTCGTTGAAGTGTTCTAATAAATCTTGATAAGCATATCTAGCGCGTATAAGTATCAATTCTTGACCTATTAAATTCTCTAATTCAAAAACTCCGCACTGATTTTTTATACGCTCGTACGACATTTTTAACAACTGCTTTAAGTACTCATCCTCTGAATTATGGTCAATCTTTTCAAGTGATTTAAATTTGACAAGCAAATCATCAATCGTCATTGTCTTCACCATTCAATAAGTCGATGATTTCACTTTTAACCATTGAACTAGACGCTTTTTTTTGTAATGATTCGCATAGTTCTAATAATTCTTGTTTTGTCAGCTTATCTAAAGGTACGATATAAACTTTGTCGTACTTATTTTTGATTTGATTTGTCAACAATTCAACACGAGGATTGTTATACCCTTCAGCTGGATACAACTCCCCTACTTTGTACTTGTGTTGATTGTGCTCTATGTCTTTAAATCCTCTAACAACTTTAAATTTCACCATTTTATCACCTCATAAAATTTTATAGTGTTTCTTCGGTATCTTCTAAAGCTGGTTTATGTCCTTTTAAATCTAATTTCCAAACAGCAGCAACTTTATTATCTTTCGCTTTGCCGTAAGCAAATTGTTTTGCAGTGTATAAATCCATATCATCTAACGCAAGTGTTTCTTTAAATTTCTGAACATTAATACCACCAGCTAAATAACCATCATATAGACCTTTAACGTACGTTAAAACCTTACCTGCTTCTTGAACTGTAGACTCAATAACATTCAAATTAAATGGTAAAGCAGTAACATATACGCCATTTGCATTTAAATGTGTATACTGTGCTTGAACCTCAAAAGCATCGGACGGATTAACAACCATTGTTACATTACCTTTAACCACTACTGATTTACCTTTCTCGTTAGTTGAGTGGTATTTAAACACTTGCGTCAATTCATTAACCGTAGCGCGCGGATTAGCAAATGTAAGCGTACCTTGTTCTTCTTTCTCTGGATAAGCACCATCAGTTACCGATACACCTTTTTGTACTTGACGGTTTAAGCCAATCGGTTGGTCTTTACCAGTACCTTTTAAGAACGCAGTTTCAAGCGCCACTGCAAATGCTTCTTCGATTTGAACACGAACAAATCTTTCAATCCACGCAGGACCAAAATCATTTAAATCTTTTGGTAAAACAACAAACGCTGTCAATTTATTTTGAATTGCTGTTTCTTCACTGAACGCAGCATCTAATTGACCTTTAATTTCACCATAGATTTTACCCCAAACAGCCACGCCAGAAGTTTCGGATTTTAAGAACTTCAAACGCAAACCAGCATTTTTAATACCTAAGTCAGCTAATAATGGATGATTCGTTGTTAAATCTTCGAAGATTCTATCAATTGTTTCTTCTGGTAAAAGTTTTTCTTCTTTATATCCAACACTCTTATTGATATCCATAAAGAAATTTCTTTGGTTTGCACTCAAAGTTTGTGCTGATTTAGGTAAACTAGAAACTCTTTCAGCTTCTGCTTTTGCTTGTAATTTAGTTTCTTCAAATAGTTGGTTAATCATGTCACCGTACAATTCATTTTGTCTTTCTTGCGGTTCACCGTTGTTTACTGCATTAATAAATTCGTTTTTCGCATTTGCGAATGTTTCCGATAAATTTATAGTCATTTTATGACCTCCTATTTTTGTATTAAAAAAGGAATCTTGAAAATCCATTTGCTGATAATTTACTATCTGCAACATCGATTTCTGATTCCTTTTCTTTCATATTTATTTTTTCAATTACTTTATTTGCTATTGCGTCAATATCAATGTTAACCTCTGGCGTTTTACTTACCAAAGCTGTTACACGATTTAATACATCTTTCGATAACACTTGTGTATCGCTTGCTACAATTTGCATATTGTCGTTTTCAAACATTTTACTATCCGCAAAACCTTGTTCAATGGCTTCATCAGCATTTAGCCATGTTTCCTTAGCCATCATTTCTATAAGTTCTTGTTTGTTTTTACCAGCTCTAACCGCATATGCCTCAGCCATTATTTGACCAACATGTTCTAATGTTTCTGCAGCATGATTTAGATCTTTCGCTTCTCCTTGCGCAATACTTGAAGGATTGTGAATCATCATTCTAGCAACCGGACTCATTTCGATGTGGTCACCAGCCATTGCGATAAGCGATGCCGCACTTGCTGCTATTGCTGTGATACGAACATTCACTTTGCCTTTATGAGCTCTTAAATGTGTATATATTTCACTACCAGCTACTAGGTTACCACCATTTGAGTTAATTATAATATCAACATCTTCATCACTAAATTCTAGTTGTGTTAAAACATCTTTAGGACAAGTCGAATCCATACCAAGCATTTCGTAAACCCATTTATCTTCGTTGGAAACGATGACGCCTTTAATCTCCACTTTCATCTTCATCACCACCTTTCAATGTACTACCATTTTCGTTTGCTTTTTCGTAGTTCTTCGTCACTAGATATTCGTCTAATTCAGGATTGTCAGACGGTTCTTCACCTAACATAATCCGCACCTCATTCCTTGTAAATGAACCAGAACTTACAAGTTTGTCAATTGCTTCAGCATATTGAAGTGGGTCTTTTTTATTCACACCGACAATTTCTATTCTTGTATCTTTCAAATACATGCTTTGAGTTATGAGTTTCGCGTTTAATTCGTTCTGAATCTTTTTTAATAAAGGTGTTAAACAGAACTTCTCAAATACAAGCGTGTTTTTTTCCAAATCAGCTGTTTCTCCGTAAATCAAACCTGGGGGTATACCAATCATCAACGCAACATTTTTTATTGCATCTCTCATTAGCTCACTCAATTCAGAAAAAGGCATGTTACTATTCTTACCACCATTAGATAATTCCTCATAATCAAAACCTTCTATCAAAGGCGCGATTGCTAGTTGGTTTTTATTAAAAGTATTGAATAATTTATTTGTGAACGCTTGTAATTTTTCTATATTCTTTTCGTCATATGCGCTAGAGGCAGATTTCAAAATCCCTCTTATTTGATAGTTTTTTAATTGTGCACCTATCATTCTTCCGAATATTTTCCCGTAATCTTCGAATAGACTTTCTACAAAGTGTGTCACTTTATTGTTGTTGTACTTTAAATATATGACCTCTTGCATTGTGAAAGTACGTTGATAAGTATAATCTTTAACCGTTACATCTTTGAATATATCATCATACAAAGCATACTCTTCTCTGTAAAAGCTATCTGCGATAAGTAATTCTTTGCTGTCACTTACTACGATTAAAACCTCGTTATCGTAAATTAGTTTATATATAACTTGTTGCCAAAAACTATCGCTTGATAAGTCAGTATTTGGTTTTATATTTAACTTGTAGTAAACATCATTCTTTTGAATTCTATTACCTTCCAATACTTTAAAATGACTTTGAGCGACAGCTCGCGCAACAAATTCAATACAACTATCAATCGCTAAACGTTTCACATACGCTTGTTGTGATAAATCTTCTATCATATCTAAATCAAGCATATATGATATATCTTTCCTAGTTTTAAATATCTTTTCTAGAATACTCATGTCTCACCTCCTCTATTAGAAATCTATACTCATTAATGCATCAAGTGCTTTAGACATGTCTTTGTCTACTATATCATCCGCTCTATATAACGCATGAACAAATGCCATAAATCCATCCGTTTTACGTCTGACTTCATCTTTTTTGATATACTCTTTATTTCCATCCGGCTTGATTTTTACAGCAACATTATTAGTAAACCAACGCATCAAAGGATTGTCTCCATATATTACGTTATGTTTCGCAAACATTGTATCGATACGTGGTGCAAGTAATCCATGTATTGCTTTTGGATTTCTAAGTACTTCAAGTTTTATACCAGCATCCTCAAACGCACGTCTTACAATATCAGTTCTATAATTATCAGCTATGACTTTTTCAAGCCCATATTTTTCTCTAGCTTTTAAAAACCAATCAACTATATATTCAATTTCAATGACATCATCATCGACAATGGTCAATAATCCCATTTTTTCCCATTCTTTAATAGGAGGTTCTAATTTGACATCATCCAAAAACCCTTGTCTTACAAACGAATGTCCTAACCAAATGTAATCATCGTTTTTTCGGAATAATAGCCCTACACTTGCAAAATCTCGAATGTTTGCAAAGTCTAAACCACCAATACACATTTGATTATCTAAATTTGGTATCTCTCTATTAGTCGCTAGTATTTCTTTCCATGGTGCTATTACTTTTTCAAGGTCAACTTCAGGCAAATTCATTCGCTTAGTCATGAATTCGGGCTTATTTGAACGGTTGAATGGTAAATCGTTATATTCTTCTTCAATCGTGCTTAGCAGTGTTTTAGCGTATTCTGATAACGGTTTATGTAACATTGGGTTCGCCTTTTCCCACGTCTGTCTGTCATCAACTTCTTTTGGATCGTCTAATTTACAATAAAAAGCAAACAATCTACTATTTTTAACCTTGCCACTTAATACACTTGCAATTTTGTGCTTCATTGCATCGATATAACCCTCTCTAACAAAACCATCAGTACTTATATAAAACGTTCTTCTATTTTTCTTTTTACCTAATCCACCACGTTTGACGTTTACCATTTCAGGACCAAAGAAATAATGAATTTCATCAAAAATAACACACCCCTCACGTCCACCGTCTTTGGTTTTTGTGTTTGATGTGTTATATCGAATAACCGATTTAGTTGCACGGTTTATTATTTCTGTTTTACTAACTTCATAAGGAGCTTTTGGCGTTTTACCCGTCTTATTTCGTTTGTTATCCATTAAAACGGTTCTGATTTCATCAAACGATGTTTTTGCTTGATCTTCACTATTAGCAACAATGGAGATGTGATATTCTTTAACTCCGTGTAAGGGCGTAGAAAGAAAATCACTAATAGCACTTATTAGACCGTTTTTCCCGCCTCCACGTCCCATGAAAATAGCAAATTCTGTAAAGAAAGCTTCATCTGTATTTTTATCTATAAGAAATATATTAGCTATGATAAACCTTTGAAATGGTAATGTTGGAAAATACCATTTTTCAATAAATTTGATACAATCCTCGATTTTCTGTTCATCAAAATATACATCATCTCGTGAATATATATGTGTTTGTAGATAATTAAAGAGATCAATTCTTTCTTTATTTAAAATTATCTTTCCTTGTTTCCACAAATTTATATATTCATCAACGTATTTATTACTAATCATAGGTAATCATCAGATGGCGTTTCTGTGTCTTCTTTCTCTTCGGGCAATAAATCCGATAATTGTTTGATTATTTTTTGATATGCAGCATCTCTAGCATTAAATAGTTTGGCTACTGGTCTTTCCCTTTCATATGGTGGCGCCTTTTCAGATTGAGTAAATAAATCATAATCACCTTTTTCTTTTATGTCTTCCCACATGTAATCAAGCATTACACGTAGCCTTGCTGCTTGAATAATTAAACCATCAACTACTTTTAATTTATTGCTAGGTATGTCTTTATATAATACTTGTAGCCTTTCTTTTTCTTTAAGCACTAAATTTTCATCGACTATAATCTCCATTTCATCACCTGCCTTAAAATGGTTATAAGAGGGGGGGTTATACATGGATTTTTAAAATTATCGCGAAGTTTACTCCCTAACCGTTCCCCAAGTATTTTGATCGCTTTTGATTTTTTTGACCCGGGGGTATTTACCATTTTTCGTCTTTCCATTTATTTTCTTTTTTTATAAATCTCTTTTCTTTTTTGTTGTGACATTTAATACACAGTGTTTCTAAATTGTTTAAGTCATGAGCAAACTCCGGATGATGTTCTAGCGATAATATATGATCTACATCCAACGACTTATGTTTGCTTTTGTCATATGTCGTTAACTTGCCGTCTCTCTTACATTGTTGACATTCATAATTATCTCTTTCTAGTACTCTTTTTCTTGTTGTTTGCCATTCTTTAGACTTATAGAATCGTATACGTTCGTCTTTAGTCATCATAATGTTTCACCTTATATAACTTAAGTAGTATCAAGACGCATCTATACTTGATGTGTAGTAATGTATTTACAATTAGTTTGAACATGTTCATACCTCATAAATAAAAAGACACATCACATAGTAATGCGCCTCTTGTTCATGCGTCGTATTAGCATTTAATAACCTTAAATATTAATCTGATACTAACATAATAAACTGTTTTAATGCGGACTTACATAGGGTAAAAGTCCGCTACACATAACCAATATACTTTGCTAACTTATCGATCAGTGCATTCCTTCTACGTAATATACTTGTCTTACTTGTACCAAAGTAATGTGCTATATCTTCCCATTCATAACAACCAATAGGACAATCCCAATATCTAAACCTTAATAACTCAAGCGTATCCTCATCACTTTCATCTATCAATCTATCTACACCGTTAACTATATTTCTTAATGTATTGTACCTGTTATCACTAAACTTCTTTATTGCACATCGTTCAATCGGATTACCCGGCAAATTACTTTTGCCAGCTCCCGCATTATCTGGTTCATGACTTTCAAGTAATTCATATTCTCGCATCTTCAACTCTCTTCGATAGTTATCGATGTGCTGAATGTATTCTTCAAGCTTTTTGATATCGTGTTTCTCAATCTTTATCATTCAATGCAATACCTCCGATAATATAAATTACTTTTTAATATCGTTATTTATTCGCTTCAATTCAATCCTGTATTCTTCTAACCCGTTGTATCCTTTAGTTTTAACTACTTCATCAAGTAGATAATCATTCATATATCTGAGTGCTTGTATCTCTCTTGCATGATCACTATTAATACTGATACAAACTAATAGCAATATAGCAAATACAATAGTCATAGTAATCCACATCACTCACTTACCTCCGCTCGAAAGACGTAATCACTCGGCGCCTCTACATCATCATTAGCTGTCATCATAATATATACTTGCTCAGTTACATACTTACCTAACTCGTACATTGCTAGTAAGAATAATAATCTTAGTATTTGCTTAATCATTTCCCACACTCCCTTATATTTTCAAACAACTGCCCTAATTTAATAACTGCACCTCTTTTAACTTGTGCCTCGTATTTGCGCTCAGCTTCTTCTTTACTCTCTGCCTCAACAACTGTAAACGTCTGATTATCTCTAGCAGTAGTAAAATGTTCATGTGGTTGTCCTGTTGAATCTTTGAATGTTGTGACTAAGTATTGTGTCATTCCTCATAGCTCCCTTGAACTTGTTTGAGCTTACTCATAAAAAACATTACTAAAAATGCTATTAAGATATGCGTCTTTTGATGTTTATAAGCAATTGTAGATATCATAAAGATAGTAGCAAGCATTAACATTTCATATATGTTTGTGTGTATAGTCTTTTTACTCTTAAGAAAAATAATTGCTATGCGATAAAAGAGATAAACGCCAAACCCTATTAAAAATATTTCTAACATGTCGCTCACTTCCCCAAAACCTCCTTGACTCGATCCAAGATGTCTTTACACGTATCCTTTTCCTGCGTCTGCTGTTCCATCTTGTCTTTCGTGGTTCCTTTTCATTTTCTTTTTGTATGCGTCAATGAGTTGGTCGATTGTATAGTAAGTATTGGCGTACAAAAAAGGCATTATTAAAACTTGTACAATACTATTATCAATACCTTTTACAAATTGTTCTGTTAGTGTATGCATTACATGAACAAAATAAACTGAATGTAGTTTAGGTAAAGTAACTTCATTTTCAATCAAATCAACCATAACCTCAGTAGTTTCTTCCAAATCTTCTTCATCAACAATAGTCAAAGTTAATTGCAAACTGAAAGCTAAGTAATCAGCAATCTCATCTAATTGTGTATCTAATGGCTTACCTGGTTGTTTCTTCCAATTTTTAAAAAACTCAAGTGTGTTAACCCACTCCGCAAATTCAATAATCATACTAGCTACTGTGTCATTTAAATTTCTAGTCGGTATTCTATCGTCGAACTTCTTTTGTATTTGTAATAACTCTTGTAACTGATCAATTGTTAATGTGTTAGTCATTTTCCTTGTTCCTCCTCATATTTATAGATAACTTGACCTGCCATAATTCCTACTGCTTCATCAAGTTCAATACCTTCTTTAACTGAATGTTGAATAGCATTTGTCATTCCATCAAGTATTTCATCAAATGCTCGCGCTTTCTTATACACGTCCTCAATCTCTTTTAGCAATCCCTCTGTGTCATTGCCGTTATACGCACTAGCACTTATAACGGATTGTTCAATTTGTTCACGATTATTCATCATTTCCATCTCCTCTAAAATAAAGTTAGTTGCTTCTGTTCCTCGTATTCCAAACCATGTTGCTTTATATATATTTCGAGCTCTTCAGCAGTATCAAATGTCTTTTTAACGCTTTGCCAACCTGGCACGATATGCCCGTGAAAGTAATAAGTGCCATTCACTACATGGATATGTGCCACTCGTTCGTTATCCTGATACAGATATCTCTTAGATCTGAAAAATTGGTTTAAGTATTCTTTGCGTGCGTTATCGGTTTTAGGCATTTATACTTCCTGCCACTTCTTGAACATTTGGTTATAAGTATTATCAAACCAGTACGGATCACGTGAATGTTTCTGAGGTACATTAAACAAATGTGGCTTCTTTCTTCTTAGCTCTGCCTCTTTCTTTCGCTCTCTTTCCAATTTGCGTTCGAGTCTAGCTTGTTCCAGTCTTTCTATTGTTTTCTTTTCTCTGTACTCGCTTAAACGCGTACCTTCTGGTGCGTCCATTGCTTCATGTAGTTCCCAACCGTCTTTTACTCTTTTAGAAACCATTCCAGGTGTTATACCGTGACTTTCAATTAATTCCATTTCAAATTTACTGAACCTATAAGGTTTATCATTTATTGTTACAATTCTTGCTGTTTTCGCCATTTATTCCACCTCTACATTTACATTTTTAATTTTTAAAATGTCATACTCTAGTAATTCGTCAGGATTGTTATATAAGTAATCTGCCAGCGTTTCTTTTTCTTTATCTACATCATCAAAGTGCTGATATTCAACTTCTGTAGGTATTCTTATATCAATCGTTGCGTTTATATATGCTTGTTGTTGCATTAGATCACTTCTTCTATTCGTATGATTATTTTGGGCTCAATTCCATAACGCTTTGAGCTAGTTATTTCTGTAATTTGGTTATCGTCTTTCCATACATGACCATTAGCTCCTCCTCATATTTATAGACAACTTGACCCGTCATAATCCCTACTGCTTCATCAAGATAAATATCTTCTTTGAGTGCATCTTGCATAGCATTTGTCATTCCCTCAAGTATTTCATCAAACGCTTGCGCTTTCTTATATACGTCCTCAATCTCTTTTAGCAATCCCTCTGTGTCATTACCGTTATACGCACTAGTACTTATAACGGACTGTTCGATTTGTTCGCGGTTATTCATTAGTGTCTTCCTCCATTTGACCTAAAAATTCGTAGAACTCATTTGTTCCGTCTAATTTGTCCATTCGGTACAATATAGCACTTGCGTTGATTTTAGCTCCCATGTTTATAGCTACTGCCTTGTTCGCTCTACTCTCAATCTGTAGTTCGTTAAGTCTAAAACGGTAAAATTCGTATCTTCCAAGCAATTCATTTTTGACTGTGCGCCACATGTTCTCCAGCTCTTCGTTACGCTCTCTTAACTTAGCTATATCCCCAATAAGCTCGTCACGTTGCTTCTTGTACTCATCACGTTGTTTTCTCATCTTCTTCAACCTAGCTTCCGTTACGCCTATTTGGAATCCTGTTTCATAGTTCATTCTGTTACCTCCAATAAATGAGATGATTCAAATATGTTGCCTTTAACTTCTACCTCGTGTCTATTAATGATGAGGTTTAGAGAATAAAGCCCTTTGTCGTAACCGTATCCATGCATGTCATCTTCAACGCCAAACATACCGTTTTTAAAAACAATTCTTGCATTCGGTCCAATTCCTTCTAGCACATTAACTTTCACTATATCGCCTTCGAATATCTCCACACCATTCACATCTTTAACTCCTGTAGATTGCATGAGTTCAACAGATGAATGCCATCTTTTATGATTTTCCTTACCGTTAGACTGTACTCCAGCTAAACGAATAATTCTTGCACCTTTGCTACTAAAATCAATAGCACTTACTTTGTGCATTTCCTTACCTAATTTATCCCACGCTCTAAATTTCGGCATCATACTACCAACTCCCCATCTTTCCAAATTAACGTCATCGTCATATCATCGTTTAAGATATAGAATGCTTTGGTAGGCAAACGTCTACCATATAAACATTCTTTTATACTAGTGTTTGCATATAATACGGTTTCATAGACTCCTCCTTCCATCTCGTACATTTCAAACAACTTATCAAATACCGTGTCTTTGGTTACTTCTTTTTCAATATCAACTATGAAGGGGATATCAATTGGAATAAAACTTGACGTCGAACACTTATTTGTATTTGGATGAAAACGAACGAATCCATCACTAAATCCTGTTGAAAAAAATATTTTCCCTTGTGATAGCTCCGGATTTTCTCGCGCCCATTTAATTAACTCGTCTAATAGCATTTCTTTTTTAACTTTGATTTTCATTGTTTCCATCTCCTCTAAAATAAAGTTAGTTGCTTCTGTTCCTCGTATTCCAAACCATGTTGCTTTATATATATTCCGAGCTCTTCCGCTGTATCAAATGTCTTTTTCACACCTTGCCAATCTGGTACGATATGCCCATGAAAGTAATAAGTGCCGTTTACTACATGAGTATGAGCCACTCGCTCGTTATCCTGATACAGATATCTCTTAGATCTGAAAAATTGGTTTAAGTATTCTTTGCGTGCGTTATC